CAACGGCGCTCCGTTTACGCTCTGGACAAAAAACCACGTCTATTTTCCGGCAGTTTACGACGGTGCTGAATGGATTGCGTTTGTTCCTCGGCATCCAAACGGACGCGCCACTGAACACGTCGGCGGCCGATAACTTTGACCGCATCCGACGCACTCCTCACCACCCTGCGCCTCCCGCAGCCCGACCTGTCGCCGATTTACGAGTGGGCGCGGAAGCACATCATCTTGCCAGAGAGCTACGCGACCAGCGGCCCGTTCAACGTCAAAATCTCGCCGTGGCTCATCCCAATCTTCGACGCGCTCCAGAACCCACTCGTGCGCCGCGTTCACTTCCGCAAGGCAGTGCAAATCGGCGGGACGCTCATCGCTGACATCTGGGTGCCGTGGCTGATTTGCAACGACGCGGGGCCGATCTCTTGGACGATGCAGACGGACGAGATGATTGATAGGCACGCGAAGTCGAGGCTCAACCCAATCTTCGAAAGCTGCAAGCCGGTCGCCGCGATGCTCCCGCGCGTCGGGCCGAACCGGACGACGACCGAGATTTATTTCGGCGGCTTCTTCTTCCTGCTCAACCCTGCGAACCTTTCGAGCCAGCAAAGCCAGTCGATTCGTTACAAAATAAATGACGAAATCTGGCTCCCAAAATGGCAGGAGGTGTATGGCCACGCCGTCGCCCGCGTTTCGCGCTTCGAGGAAGTCGGGCGCTCGAAGATTTACAACACGAGCCAAGCGCCGGTGATGGACCTCGAAACCGGCAACGTGGAGGACACCTCCTACCGGCAGGGCAATCAACAGGAGTGGAGCACTGAGTGCCCGTCGTGCCGCAAGGTGCATTCGCTCGCGTTTGCGCTCGATAAAAACGAGGATACGGGGCTAAGGGGCGGCGTGGTCTGGGATGCCGCAGCAAAGCGCGAGGACGAGACGTGGGACGTGCCGCGCGCGGTCGCCTCGTGCCGGTTCCGCTGCCCTCACTGCGGCCACGAGTCGCCTGACACCGACACGACGCGCAACGGGTGGAAGCGGGCAGGCCGCTACGTTGCGATGAACCCGACAGCGCCGTCGGAGATCCAGAGCTTTCGCGTTGAGGCCGTCGTGAGTCGCCCGATGCGGCTGCTCGTCGAAGAATTCTGCGAGGCCGACAATCACCACGTCCGGCAAGGCGACGACAAGATGAAAATCGAGTTTCGCACGAAGCGCGAAGCCCGCCCGTGGATTGTCGAGAAGAAGGTGGTGAACCTCTTCGTGACAAAGTCCGATTACACCGTCGCGCAGTTCAGCAACGGCGAGGGCATCGAGGGCGAAGTCATCCGGTTCATGGCCGTGGACCGGCAGCAAGACCACTGGTGGGTTGAAATCGGGGCGTTCTCCTCGGCGACGGGCCCGACCTACAAGCAGCTTTATTTCGGCCGCATCGAGACGCGCGACCAGCTCCGCCAAATGCAATACCGCTACAAGGTGCAGGACGCGTGCGTGGCTCAGGACCGCGGTTACCGACCCGCGGACGTGGACCGCGACTGCGCCGACTTCGGCTGGCGCGGGATGCGCGGGCACGCGCGGAAGACGTGGACGATGAGGGACGACGCGAGCGACAAGCTCATCAACTTCCCATTCTCGGAGCCGCGCGTGAGCGACTACCGAGGCGGGGATGTCTATTATTACGACTGGTCGGGTGACTACTTCAAAGACCTTCTCGCGAACGCGCTCGAAGCCAAGGGGGATCTCAAGTGGCTATTGCCGGCCGATGTCAATCCGCTCTATCTGGAACACCTGCGAGGCGAGTCAAAGGTGGAGATTCGCACCGGCGTTTGGCAGTGGGTCGAGGTAAAAAGCAACGCGCCAAATCACGGGCTCGACACCTCGGCGATGATGCTCTGCATGGCCACGATTGCCAACGTCGTGCGATACACGCCGGTGAAAGACTAAGGCCGGTTTGACGTTTCGGGCAGTGGTATGCTCGACAACCCATTTCTCGGACTGGACAGCGCGACCCTGACCGCGCTGAAGACCAAGACAATTGACGCTATCCAAGCGGTGTTGCTCAACCAGAGTTACAGCTTGAACGGCAAGAGCGTAAGCCGCGCGGACCTCAACGCGCTCAACAATATGCTCGGGAATTTGCAGGACGCATTGACGAACGCGGCTGGTGACTCCACAGATACGACCTTCGTGAGCTTCACGGGACTCTGACCTTATGGACAACGACATTTTCGACGCGTCAAAATTGATCGCCCAAAAGCCGTGGCTCGACCGCGCGCTCGAAAACATCGCGCCGACGTGGGCACTGAAACGGCTAGAAGCTCGCGTCGCAAAGTCACTTTTCGAATACAATGCGGCGCGGACAAACCGCTTGTATGCTCCGAAGCAATACGCGCAACCAGCGGAGTCATCGCAGAACCAGCGTGATCGCGTCGTGATGATGTATGAAGCGCAGGATTTGGTGCAGAACTTTCCAGAGGCTCGTGAAATCTCGCGGAAGTTCGGGACGTATTTGACGCCGAACGAGTATTCGCCGACGACAGGTGACCGCGATTACAACCAGACAATCAGCGAGTATTTCCACGCATGGTGCAAGACGTGCGATGTAACGAACCGACACAGCTTTAAGAAGCTTGTGCAACTCGCCGCTGAAGAGCGTCCGGTGGATGGTGATTGCGGATTCGTGATTCGTCGCAGCGGAGAAGGGCTCAAGCTCCAGCTCGTGCCGGCAACGCGCATCGGCAACCCGAACGACACGGCGGTCGCCTCGAATAACTACTTTCAAGGAATCGTCACGAATGACTTTGGCCAGCCGGTAGCGTATCGGATTTATCGAGTCACGCGCGACGGCGTTTATTTCGGCGCGGAGGACATTCCTGCGAATCAGTTTTGCCACTACCTCGATCCATTTCGCGTGGACCAGTATCGCGGAATCACAGATTTCCACGCCGCGATTCAGACGGCGCGGATGCTTCACGACATCCTGCAAGCCGAGAAGGCGGGCGTGCGCTTTTCATCGCAGCAGGCCGCGCTAATCTTCAACGACCGCGGCGTCGCGAATCCGCGCAACCTGTTTCAACCAAATCCCGCGCTCTCGCTCCCGAGCGGACAGCAGCAGAAAAACGAGCTGACCGAGGTCGGGATGATTAGATATTTTCAGAACAGCGACCGCGTCGAGGTGATGCCGTCGCGTCCGTCGCAGGCGTTCACCGGCTTCGTCCAGCATCTCATGCACGAAATCGCGCTCGGCGTGGGCGTGCCCGAGGGCGTTCTTTTCGGGACTCAGGATTACAAAGGCCCAAGCGTCCGCGCCGAGTTCGCCGCAGCCGATCGCGTATTTACGAGGCATCAGGGCGTGCTCACCGACAAGGTTCTCGACCCGATTAAGGACGCCGTGATTCTCGACGCCATTGCGCGCGGAGAAATCCCGCCGCCTCCGCTGCTCGCGGGCGAGACGATGGTTCACGCGTTGCGCCGCGCGACCGCGGGAGAGTGGCGTTTTCCCGCAAAGCTCTCGATCGACGTGGGCCGCGAGTCGGCGGCGAACATGAATGAGAACCGGCAAGGCGCAAAGTCGCTGCAAGAAATCGCAGCCGAGGAAGGCACGGACGCCTTCACGCGTTTGGAGCAGATCGCGATTGAGGCCGCTTACGTCAAGCAGCTCGCCGAAAAATACGGCGTTCCCGAGACGGCGATTCGGCTCACGACGAACTCGCTTCCGAGCACGCCAGCAGCCGCAGCCGCAGCAGGCGACGCGGTGGGCGTCAGCGCGGCACAGGCGCAGGCGGCGAGTGTTGCACCGGCACCGGCTGAGCCCGCACCGGCTCAACCCGTCGAGCAAGTCCAGAACAGCGCGAACCTCGTCACGATCGACTTCGCCGATGGCTCTTACATCCCGACGAACGCGATGGCCGACAACGCGCGCCGTGCGCTCGCCATCCGCGAGAAAAAGCCGATGTCGCAACGCGGCATGACCAGCGTCGGCATCGCGCGCGCTCGCGATCTCATCAACAAGCGGCCGATGTCGGAAGACACCGTGCGGCGGATGAAAGCCTTTTTCGACCGGCACGAAGCCGACAAGCAAGGCGAGACGTGGGACCAGCAGGGCAAGGGCTGGCAAGCATGGAACGGCTGGGGCGGTGATGAGGGTTATTCGTGGGCCACGGCGATCGTCGAGCGGCTGAACAAGGCGGAAACGAAGCAGAAGAACTCTGCGCCAGTCGATGCGCGCATTGAGTTCGACGTGCGATCGGTGGCGAGCGATCCAGCAAGGTCGGAAAAAAAGATGTCGGCGACGGATTGGATTGAAGCGATTACGCACTTTCGGCGCGACGTGAATGATCGAGTCGCGGAAAGCGCAAAGCCGATTATCAACGGGCGCAGCATCATCGAACTTGCGAAGAAGGAAAAAAACTTATGAACGACACGCAGACCCAAATCGAACGGCTGATTGAACTAGCCATCGTCCAACGCTCGGAGCTGAAGCAGTTGGTCTCCGAGCTGCCGCAACTTCGCGAGCATCTCAACGCGGAAATCGAGCGCACATTCGAGGAGGCCGAGCCGCAGATTCGCACCGAGCTTGAGGAGTTCTGCCGCGCACGGGCGACCGACGAACACGCGAAGACCGGCGCGGCGCTCGCTGCGAAAGTCGAGCAGCTATCGAAGCAGCTAGAGGTCACGACCGCCGCGAAGTATTCGGTGCTCATGGCCGAGCGCGCGGAGAACGCAAACTTGCTCGCGAAGGCCGAGGCGCGCATCGAGGACGCGGCTTCAATGCTCACGCACGCCGTGAAGGAAATCGTCACGGACGAACTCTCGCGCTTCCCGCGCGCTGGCGAAATCGATCAACTGCGCAAGGAGTTCGCCGAACCTCGCGGGCTGAATCCTCGCGGCCGGTGGATGCCCGATGAAACTTACCAGCGGCTCGATCTTGTCACGGTCAACGGCGACAGCTTCGTGAGCAACATCGACGGCAACCGCGAGCGTCCGAGCCGCACGGCTGGGGACTGGACGCTGAGCGCAGCGCGAGGCAACGGGGGCGGGGGCGGCGTTACCTCGCTGACCGACCTCGTGTCGGTTCCGACCAACGGACAGCTTCTAATCGGCAACGGCTCGGCGTTCGTCAACTCGACGCTGACCGCAGGCACCGGCATCTCGATCTCGAACGGCGCGGGCTCGATCACGATCAACGCGACGGATGGCAACATCACGCTCGACGACGGCACGGCGGCGGCTCCTTCGCTGAATTACACCAACTACCCGACAACCGGACTTTATTCGAGCGCGGCGAACGCTATCGGATTTGCAACGAGCGGAGTGGCGCGCGCGGCGATCAGCTCCACCGGACTCGCGGTTACCGGCACGATCACCCCGACCGGCAGCGTTCACGCGGCTGCGGGCTCTGTCGGAAATCCGAGCCTTGCGTTCAACGCCGACCAAGACACCGGCCTCTTCAACATTGGCGCGAACAATCTCGGCGTAGCGATTGGCGGGGCGAAGGTGCTCGATGTCGCGACGACGGGGCTAGGCGTCACAGGCACGCTCTCCGTCTCGGGCGCGGTGACGATTGGCACGGGCAACCTCGTTATCGGCACCGCTGGCAATGGCATCGACTTTTCTGCCACAGCAGGCACAGGCACAAGTGAGTTGCTCAATGACTACGAGGAGGGGACGTGGACAGGGACAATGACAGGAGGCACAACGGCACCAACAACACCAGTTACTGCCACGGGGAAATACACAAAAATTGGCAATGTGGTTACTGTTATTATTACTTTTAATAACAAAGATACTACCGGTGCAGTTGGTCAACTACTTGTAACTGGATTGCCATTTACATCAACGAGTTCAATAAACCAAATTGGTTCTGTTGGAGTTTATGGATTAAGTATCCCCAACAAAACATTAAATACTTGGATTACGGCTAGCACTACAACCATTGAATTTGTTTCTGCTGCTGACAATGGCGCTTGGTCCTTTCCAAACATTACGGCTGGTGCAAGCAAATATGCACATATTACAGCGACATATTTAGTTTGAGTTGTTGATTGAACACTTAACTAAAGAAAAATTACGTCACTTACTAAAAACTAAAATCATTCCTATGCTAACCGAAATCACTTACATTAGCGAGTTCAACATCCAGCCCAACGGCTGCATCGGTGTTCGCAAAAATACAGACGTGCTCAAGGACGGCGAAGTCATTGCAACGAGCTTTTGGCGTTGCGTGCTGACGCCCAACGACCCGACAGCCCCCACCGTGCTCGACGAGCCGTATTACGCCGACATCGCGACGTATGCGTGGAGCCAACCTTCGCCGCAGCCGTATGTTCCGCCGTCTGCTCCGGTGGTTTAATCTGCCGTGACTACTTCCGCTGACAAGCCGACGCCGTGAAGGCGTGAACTTACATCCGTGCCTAGTGTATGGACGCGCTCGAAATTCTGGTCAAAGGTTGGCCTATATTCCTCGCCATGATAACCCTAGTTATCGTGCTCAGTAAGCTGGACCTGCGCGTGGCAGTCCTTGAGGAGAAGATGAAATCGCTGTTCGACCTTTTTAACAAAAAGTAACCATGTTCCCTCTCGCTGAAATCCTAGGCATCGGCACAAAGTTGATCGACAAACTCATCCCTGACCCCGAGGCAAAGGCCAAGGCACAGCTTGAACTCGCGCAGCTCGCGCAGAGCGGAGAGCTGGCGAAGATGAACGCGGACTTGGAAGCCTACAAGACCGAGCAGAGCAACTTGACCGACCGGCTCAAGGCGGACATGGCGAGCGATTCGTGGTGGTCAAAGAACATCAGGCCCATGACGCTCGCAGCAATCCTCGCAGGATACTTCATCTTTGCCGGCATGAGTGCATTTGGATACGACGCAAAAGAGGCTTATGTCTCGCTCCTCGGGCAGTGGGGGATGCTTATCATGTCGTTTTATTTTGGGGGCAGAACGCTTGAGAAAATTATGGAAATGAGGGCTAAAAAATGAGCGACGAATCCTCAAAGCACGCGCTCATCGAGAAGGCTGCATTTGCCGTGCTGCCGATTCTGTTTTCCTGCGTTGTTTACCTGATGTCGTCGCTCGCATCGATTTCGCATGAAGTCACCGTGCTACGGAAGCAGGTGAGCCTTGTCGTGACGAGCGACAACAAGCAGGCGACCAACACCGGAGCGGAGCTAGCTCGCGAGAAACTCAGGCAGGACCTAGAGAAAGAAATCCAGCACAACCGAGACATGATTCTGGAAAACCGAACGAGCATCGCCGTCATCACCGAGCGAATCGGACAATTCAAAAAATGAACGCCGACAACACCCGAGCCGTTCTTACCGCCGCAACGCCTGCCGCCGCGATGGTCTCGCTCTCGCAGGTCAACGAGGTCGCCGCGCTTGTCGGCACGCTCCTCGGCATTGCGTTCTTGCTCTGGCGGTGGCGCCGCGAGGCGCAGAAGCCGGACTGAATTTGACGCCCATCGCCTTGGCGATGGAACCCGTCATTACATTCGCAGCCTCCGCAGGCGTCATCGACGCGCAGACCGGAATCATTCGCGGTGTCTCGCTCATCACCAAGGGACCGGCGCTCGGTCACGGCGTGATGATCGACGACAAGACGCTGGAGCAGGTCAAGAAGGCCGCGGAGCAATACTCCGGCGGGCTCAAAGTGAAGCTCGACCACAGCGGCGGCGCAGGCGACATCGTCGGTTACATCGACACGTTGCGCATCGAGGGCGAGAAGCTCATCGGCGATTTGCATCTGCTCGAATCCTCGGTGCACCGCGCTTACATCTTGGAGATTGCCGAGCGGATTCCCGACACGTTCGGGCTCTCGATTGCGTTCTCGGGTCCGTCGGAAAAGAGCGCGGACAAGCTCACGACTTTGCAACGGTGCTCGGAAATTTACTCGGTCGATCTCGTCAGCGAACCCGCTGCGAACCCGAACGGATTTTTCTCGCGTAAACTGAAACAACTTCAGAACGGCGAAATCGAGCAACCGTCCGCAGAAATCGAAATCGAATTACCCATGAACGAAGAAATGAAAAAGGCCATCGAGGGGATGATCCAATCCGCCATGATGAGCATGAACGACAAGCTCGCGAAGCTCGAAGCCGCGCTTCCTCCTCCGGTTGAAAAACCCGCCGCCATGAGCGCACAGACTGAAGTCGTGCAACTAGCGGCCAACGCTGCGGCTCTCGCTGCCGTCAAAGAATTTGCCAAGTCCTTCGGTGCGCCCGCCGCCCCGATCGCCTCGGCCGAAGCTCCTAAACCAGTCGCGCAAGCGCAGAAATTCGAGGACATCGTCGCCGCCAAAGCCACCGAGCTCAAGGGCGACAAATCCGCGGCCATCTCCTTCGCGGTCAAAAATCATGCTGACCTTTACGCCGCCTATCGTGCGCGCGTGCAGGGCGGCGAACTCGTGAAACTCTAAAAATACTAACATGGCTAC